CATTCTCCGCGTTGCGGAGCATCACTTCTGCGGGGTCGCGGGCTTCCAATTCGGTGCCCTCGTCCCATACAAAGAACTTCATCATCGTGGCCCTTCCATGTTACGCGTCTCCGCCGCCTGATTGCGGCACGGGCCAATTATACCACGGACGGGGGTCCGGCGTCAATCCCCATTTCCCAACGGACACCGTAAGCGACTTACGGTACTTCTTTCTGTACTGTGTGTACTATTTTCTTTTTAAAGAAGTATAGGTCGTTATGCGGGATCGGTTTTAAAAGTGCAATGCAATAGCCCTAAGGGCCTTGGGCGGCGTACACCGGGGTACGGCGAAAACGGGGGCGACGAACCGACGATGCGCAGGTGGCTAGAGAATCCCATACCCAGCACGGAGGCGCAGTATGCTGTGTACCGTAAGTTGGGTTCCGGTGTTCCGCTTGCCTGTGTACGTTCCGATTCCGCTTCTAAGTCCCCTAATTCGACGAGTTCCAAGAAGCGGAATTCGCCGCGTACACAGAGGCGCAGGCGGAAGCATAAGGATAAGCGCAAGCGGAACACCGCCGCGCACATACGTTTACGCCCGGAACTCGCGTTCCGGGCGTCGCGGCTAGATCACAACTAGGAATACATAAGCAGCGTGGATGGCTAAACAAACCATTCCTATCCAAAATAGTGAATACATCATACCCATTCTCCAATTAGGGCTGCGAGGAGGGCGGCGAACGCCACCCCCCAAGCCGCCGCTTGGGCTAGTTCGCCCACTTGCTTAGGAATTCGGCGGCGTCGTGGTCGCCTTGCGCCGCGAGTTCCACCAGGTTCTGCTCGCCGTCTGGGGTGCGGAACACGCCCGATTTCCCGACCACGCCGCGCAGGACCAGCGAACCGCTCATTCGCACCCGCCCTTGCCAGCCATTGCTGGTGCGGTTCCAGCGGCTGTAATCGACGCCGTTCGCGTCGAGGATGCGCTCGAAGCGCCCGAGGTCAAAGTTTCCCTTGGCGTCGTTGCACTCCGCCTGCAGCTCCCTCTGCAGCCAATCGCCGTTGCCACGGCGGCTGGCCTTATCCGTGAGCCCGCGCGCCTTTGCGCGGTCCTGATAGCGGTGCTTGTACGCCGTCTTCACCACTGTCTTGGGGGCGAGTGCCTTGGGCGTTTCGGCCGGGTATTCGCCGTACACGTCGTCAACGGCCGCTGGTTGCGGCTCGGGTTGCAGCGCGGGTTGCGTGGTTGTGGGTGCGGTTGCGGGCGCTTCGGCCTCGATTTCGAGCACGCGTCCGCCTTTGTGTGTGCGCTTTGTCATGGTGGTTCTCCAGACCGGGCCAGGGCAGCCAATCCGCCCTGCGCTCCGATCTGCCCGCACTCTACCACGCTCCGAGGCGGCTGTCAAGTGTTGCCAACGCATGGTCGATCTGCGCTCCACGCATGGCGCAAGCGGAATGTTATAACATCCACCAACAAGAAGAACCCCTGCAACTTGAAGTGGTATGAAGTTGTTTCAAAACCCCCCTCAATTCCGGGTTGTGGCGGTGAAAGGCGCGCGGGACCCGCCCCGTGCTCGGTGAATCTACGAACATACTGCTATATGTGAAACGTGGGTTGACAATAACCTGCGGGCGTGGTATAATTATCTATGGCGCGCAGACATGACCCTGAATGGAAGCGAAAGTGGTGGAATGATCAGAGACACAATAATTCAAATTTTAGAAAGATGCAGTCCGTTCGTCAAATGACTAGAAGATGGATCAAGAAAGGATGGATCAAAGTCCCAGATTCATGTGATAGATGCAATAATATAGGCCCTGTAGAGACTCATCATTTGTCGTACGATCAGCCTGATTCGAAAAGCGATGTGATGTTTTTGTGTCCTTCTTGTCACGAGTTAGAACACTACGGGCCTAAGAAACCTAGAATCCATAAGCATAGGTGGCCAAAATGGGTTCTCGGAACACCCACGGAGACTTGACACGCCCGCGCGGGCATGCTAAAATTAAGTACACTAACATTTAGGTGGCCCTTGGTGGAATTTCCCCAAGACCTGCAACCCATACCAACTCAGCCTTGGGATGAACGTCCAGATTCGCTCCCCCTTAATGTGGAAGAAGTGAGGACCGCCCTTTGGTTGGAGTCCGGTAGTATTCCAAAGGCCGCAATTCGGCTCAAGGTCTTGGCGTCCCGCCTCCGGCGTTTTATCAATTCGTCGCCGCGCCTGCTCGCCGAACAAAACGAAGCTCGGGAGCAATTGGCTGACAAAGCCGAGGAGAACGTCAAGGACGCGTTGTGGGATGACAAAGACGCCGCCCGTCGCGATAGCATGTCTAAATACGTGCTCTCCAGCTTGGGCAGGGGGCGCGGATACGGCCAAGGCCCCGGCAAGCAGATAAATATTAACAGCGAGGGCGGGAACATATTGATCCAATGGGCAGATGGAACCGCCATTCAGACGCCCGAGAACGACGACGGGGTTATTATCGAGGGAGAGAAAAATGAAGCATGACGCGGACGTTCTCAATTCGGCGCGGGAACTCGAAGAAGCAGACATAAAGATAGCGGATCTCACCCGCACCAATTCGCAGCTTGGATTGGCGCTGGCGGAATCGACGCTGGAATGCGCGGCCTTGCGCGCGCAAGTGCAGGAACTGGTGGTTCAGAACGGGCGGCTGGAAACACTGCGCACACAACATTACAGCCAATTCGCTGCTGAGTCGCAAGCACAGGGGCTGTCCCAGCTGGGAGGGTATTACGACCACTCCCACCAATATCACCAACATGCGTTGGCTCAGCAGGCTCAAGCGCAGCAGTATCAGGCGCAAGCCCAGCAGTATTATAACCAGCTGCAACAGGGCATAATTGGGAGCCAGCTTGATTCGGGATTCGCAGGATTGGCGCATTGCACCTGCGTCCCCGCGCGGCATGACGTATTGCGCGGCCGATAATGGACGGCGAACTACCGGATATACCTGATCCTATCGATCGTGCGGAACCCCGTAGGGTAAATATTCCGTATGTCCCGCGAGTCCACTTTAGGCCCCTACACGCCTCCATTAAGAGGTTTCAATTCGTATGCGCCCACCGACGCGCTGGAAAAACTGTTGCAGAATATAACCACCTGTTACGGGCGAGCCTCAAGCTCAGACGAAAAGATCCGCCTCCGCGTTATGCTTATGTCGGCCCATCATTTGATCAGACAAAGGATCTCGTCTGGGGGTATGCCAAGCATTACGCTGAACCCATCCCTAATGTCAGGTTCTATGAGGGGGACTTGATGACGGTGCTCCCGAATGGGGCCTCAATTCGGTTATATGGCGGCTCGGCTGCTTATGAAAGGATGCGCGGCGTTTACTTCGACGGGATTGTACTCGATGAATACCCTCTGCTTAATCCTGCTGTGTTTTCTAGCGTCGTGCGGCCATGTCTGGCTGATTATCGTGGATTCGGCATTATATCGGGGACGTCCAACGGGGACGATCACTTTCACGCACTCCTCAAGAAAAACCAAGACAATCCAGATTGGGACATCCACATCATTCCGGTGACAAGCACCGATGCACTTTCCCCTTCTGAAGTGCAACAGATGCAGATCGACATGTCTCCCGAGGAATACGCTCGCGAGATGCTTTGCAGCTTTGAGGCACCGATCGAAGGGTCTTATTATGCAGACACACTGAACTTGATGATGGCGGAGGGCCGAATTGATCGCGTTTCTTGGGACCTCAATGCGCCGGTGATTACTGCGTGGGACTTGGGCATTCACGACGCCATGTGCATCTGGTTTTACCAAATTTGCGGGAGAGAAATCCACGTCATTGATTACTATCAGAGCTACGGGCAGCCTCTATCACATTACGCTGGAGTTATCAACTCTAAAAAAGTTGGCTCGTCGGGGTCGATTCGATTCCAATATAAGGCGCATTGTCTACCTCATGACGTTGAAGCGCGTGAGCTTGCAACGGGCCAATCAAGACGACAAGTTCTTAGTGAGCTTCTTGACGAGCCAGTTATTACAGCTCCGCTTGCATCTCCCGAGGACGGGATCGCTGCAGTTCGGGGAATTCTGGGAATGTCCTGGTTCAACAAGGACACCACCGAGAAAGGAATGTCTGGCCTTCGTGCCTACAAGCGTAGCCGTCTCGGACGCCCCGTTCATGATTGGGCGTCTCATCCGGCTGACGCTTTTCGAACGCTCGCCACCAGCTTCCACTTGGTTGCCGGATATGCCGGTTCCGCTAGACATCAAGGCCCTCTTAGGCGAAGGATAAGGGGAATAGTTTAAGGAGATCGCGCAATGAGTTATGGGGAATCCGCAGTTGGCTTGTCGTTCAACCCGTCGGGCAGCGACGATGTTCACGACTGTAAGCGATTATTCGCCGAGATTATTGATGCTCTCAACGACGCCCGCTCCAGTACTTCGGACGGCGAACACAAGCGTCTTTATAGCGTCGCGATCACCGAGGCGCAGACTGCACAGATGTGGGCGGTGAAGGCTATAACCTGGAGAGGATAATGGCTACCTCGCAGAAGAACCCCGCTTGGCTCGACGCGCTGTTGGCGCAGACTTACCCCGGCAATGCCACCGATATGTCTGCTTTTCCCAACGTAATGCAGGCGCACGCGGGCGGGACGCCAACTGGACCGATTATTCCAAGATCTGGTGGTTACGCTCCGCCTGGAGGAGACCCCCGCGCAGCTGATTCGGCGATGAACATGAACACCGGAATGGCTCCAGGGTCATTGGGGAATATCCCCATTCCGGTCGGTGGGGTTCGCCATCCATATGCTCCGCCTGTTCCCAACCCTTCCAATGTTGGCGGGGCACCCTCTCCGGGTATTCCCGCCCCACAGGGCGCGAACCGCACCGCGAATAACCCGCCGATGAACCCCAACTTCGGCACCGTCCAATATCAAACCCCTAATTCGGTGGGCGGTCGCGCTCCCATTTACACAGCTGCCAACCTCGGCAGCATGTTCGGAGGCAGTCCGCAACAAACCCCGACGGGGCATCCGTCCGCAACGCCGCCCGCAGGCGCTCTCTCGGGTGGATTCGACGTGGGCAAAATGTTCCAGAACCTCCCCAACAATACCTTCGATGGTTCCACGGATACTTCCGGGGTCGCCCCGTGGAACATGGGGCTGTATCAGCAGAAGGTGATGGGGAGCGGCCAGCAGACGGGTCCCAATAGACCGAGCAGCGGCGTTGATCCTTCGTTATGGGGTTACTAAATGTCTTACACGCAGCAAGCTGGCGGGGGCATGGAGCGCCTCTTCTATTCTTTTAAGGACTCCGGAACCGCCACACAATATGATCCCGCTGATCCGGAGTCGTATGCGCAATTCATCGATTCCCTCATCAACGATTGCAGGGATTACGAGAACTCTGTGCTCGCCAAATATCGCGACGAGGCGCAGAAGTTTTATTACGGAATGCTTCCGAGCATGGGGGGGCAGCCTCCTGAGGAGACTTCCAGCGTCCTTACGGACCCCAGCCTTACATTCGGCGATATTCTTGGCGGCGAATATGACACAAAGTCGCTGAACAAATCGACTTTTGTGTCCACCGATGTTCGCGACGCCGTTCTCCAGATGCTGCCCTCTCTTGTTCGCATATTCGCTGCGTCGGAGAATGTTATAACGATTGTTCCGAGAACGCAGCAGGAGATTGCGACCGCCGAACAGGCGACAAACTACGTAAATTATACGTTCTGGCAGGATAATCCAGGCTTTCTTATTCTATACGGTGCCTTCAAAGACGCGATGACGGTTAAGACAGGCTTCGTGAAATGGTGGACCGACGACAATGTTCAGACAGCTTATAAGACATTCGTCAACTGCAACCAAATGCAGATCCAACTTCTCCTGCAAGAGTCGCAAGGGTCGAGGGTGGTTCAAGCAGCCCCGGTGGATCAGCAGACTGGTCTCTTTCCTGAAGTGGTTATCGAGTATCAGATCAGCAAACCGGTAATTAAGGTCGCCGGGGTTCCTCCAGAGGAGATGCGCCTTGATCGATACGCGCGAAGTTTCTCTCGTTCCCGCATTATCGGGCACGAGCGTATTGTCTACATCGACGAATTGGTGTCAATGGGTTATGACCGCGACTTATGCGCCAATTATATTCAAACGCAAGATATTCATAATTTTACAATGGAGGCCCAACTCCGCAATGAGGGTCGTGGAATGTCGACTCGTATTGGCGATGGAGTGATGTATGGAGAATGGTACATCTGGGTGGATAAGGATGGAACTGGGTCAACTCAGCTCCGATATATTTGCACGATGGGAGAGGATCACGCAATCGTCAACGATGAGACAGCGAATCGAGCTAAGTTCGCCTGTTTTTCTGTTGATCCCATTTCTCACACTATTGTTGGCGATTCTATCGCCGATCTCACCCTCGATATCCAGCGCATCAAGACCAATATGTTCCGGGGTGTTCTTGATTCGCTAGCGGAATCGATTAACCCGAAGACCGTAGTCAACGAATTGATGACGAATCTCGACGACGCGATGAACGATGATCTTGGGGCCATCATTCGCACGCGAGGCGATCCGAACACCGCCGTAGCCTATTCCCGTACTCCATTCGTTGGTCAGGACGCCCTTCCGGTGATCCAGATGCTCAACGAAGTGTTGCAGCGGCGGACAGGACTATCCGATGCGGCGAAGGGCCTTGATCCTAAAGCATTGCAATCGTCGACTATGATTGGCGTTGATGCAATCATTTCCGGAGCCCAAGAGCGTATCGAGTTGGTGGCGAGGGTTCTCGCGGAAACCGGCTTTAAGGATCTCTTCCAGGGTCTTTATAACGAGATATGTGAGAACCCGAACCCGCCGCGTATTCTTCGGGTCAACGGAACTTTTCAGCAATTCGATCCGAGCACCTTCGACGCTACGATGGGCGTGGAGGTAAATCCGACCCTCGGCAAGGGCACCGACGTTACGCGGATGATGGCCCTTACACAGATTAAACAAGATCAGCAAACTCTCGTTAGTCAGATGGGCCTCAATAATCCTATCTGTGGTATTCCGGAAATGCTGAACACCGTTACTGATATGTTGGAGATGCTTAACATTAAAAATGTCAACAGGTATTTCAAGATGCCCGACCCGCAGACGCTGCAAGCGATGCAGTCTGCGCCGAAGGAACCCGATCCGATGACGGTCGCGTCCAAGGCTCAGTACGAGAAGGTTAAAGCCGACGCCGCCGCGAAGATTGGTCAGCAAGGCCTTGAAGCGCAGAAGAATAAGGCTACCGCCGAAATTCAGCAGGAGCAGCTGCTTCAGAAGAGCGGGTACGACAATAAGCGCATCGAGCTTGAGCGCCAGAAGATGGAACTCCAGAACCAGCAGGAATTGGAGAAGATGCAGATCGAGCGAGAGCGCATCGCGATGGAAGCTGCTAAGCCCCAAGGTGGGGGTAAATAATGGATCGCAGTTCTGATTCGGAGGACATAAAGGAGCGCGCTCGCATATCCAAGGAATTGCTTGAGAACAAAGCATTCCAGTATGCTTTGATGAAACTACGTAAGCAGTGGTTCCAGGAACTCATGGACAACGGGGCGGGGGACTTGACAGGTGCCCGCCTGTGTGCTAGGATAAACGCGCTGGAAGCCCTTGCTACTGAACTTGCTGTTCAGATAAATGACTACAAAATGATGGCAAGAAATGCCCGAGGGAATTGATCAAGCTGCCAATGCTTTCCGTGACGCGGTAGGAGGCCCCGAACGGGTTCCTGCGCGGGATACGTCTGGTCGATTCCGCGAGAATACGCCTCGTCCTGAGTCTTTATTTGCTGAGCGCCAAACTGAAGGCGACGCGTTTGGCGATACCCGCGATGGCGGGGAGGACGTAAGGCGGCGTCGCCAGGAAGCGAGAGCAAATGGTGACCCGTTCGAAGATGGAGCCCCTGCCACACGATCCCGCAAAACGACCTCCCAAGCTGAAAGGCAGGGTCGCCAACGTAATGAATCCGACGGCGAGGGACGCGTCAATGCCCCCGCCGACGAAAGACACGAAACCTTCGGGGATGAGCGGCGGGAAGAACAAGGTGACGACGAGTCCGAGTCACAAGATCAAGGGGCTCTATCAGACGACGACGAGCAGACCGACGACGAGCGGGAGTTGCCCGACGGGGACGCCGGCGAAGACGCCGAAGGCGAAGGCGGGGAGGGGTCTGACCAGAGGTATGAGGTAACTGTTGACGGGAAACCGATGGAGGTTACCCTAAAGCAGGCGCTCGAAGGTTACATCCGCACAGAAACTTTCCACCAGCGGATGAATAAAGTAAACGAAGCTTCTCAAACAGTCATGGCCGAGGCACAGCGTGTTGCGCAGGTCCGTGACCACTACATCAATCAGAACGCAGCGCTGGAGCAGGAGATCATGACGCTCCTTCCGCAGCAACCTGATTGGGAAGCGGAGTTCCAGAGAGATCCGAAATCCGCCTATTCGTTGAGGAAACAATACGAGGCGGTGGACCAGAAGCTGCAAGCACTCCGACAGGCAAGAGGCGCGGCGATGCAAGAGAGGGCCGCAGAACAGGCCCGATCTACGGAAACCTACGCGAAGGATCAATTCGCTAGGTTCGTCATGGACAATAAGATCCCTGACGAAGGTGCTCTCCGAAAAGAACTCAACTCAATGCGGCGAACCGCAAT